CATCAAATACATTCTGTTGTAACTGTGTTATGATATAGTCCTTCTTCATCTTCTGCATCTTGGATCTCTCACTTTTATCTAAAAACACAACTTCTGTAGAGAGTTTGAAGTCCTTAATGTGTATGGCGGGGGGTGACGTAACACGACTACCATCAATATCAACCATGATTTCTTCTGGTTTTCTAAGTGTAATTTCAACCTCAACTTCTTGCTTGTTTATGGCACAGAGGGGTATAGCAAGTTCTGGGTGTTTATAGAAGTAAAATGGTAAGTCAACGAAGAAGTTTTCATCCGAACTAGCACCAAGTGTACCTGTTATAATGATACCTCTGTTAGGTATTCCACCACCCGTAACTACTTCACCCACTAATTTATCACTTGTTCTAAGTGAATACTTTCCAATGAGTTGTTCAAGTGCTTTTTGCTTCGTTTGTGTAACATTGTGCTCTGAATATATTTGGAGATAGTCACTATGAAGCCTTTGAACTATGGTACCACCTATAATAAGATCTACGTGATCAATTATGGCATGACCAACCGATTCTACGTATACAGGGCTACCTGGAATTTCCGGTAGAGTCATTTTAACACTCAATGTTTTCAATAGATCACCTTGATTTTGGGGAATCTTGAACTTAATCTTTTTCCCAAAATCCGCTTCATTTTCCGGATCTAAATCATCGTACTGTGTAGAAAAGTTTGCGTGCTTCTTAAAAGCTTCTACAAAATGGCTGTAGTCTGGATTCCTCGTGAAATACCTGTCTTGGGATCCAGACGTTAGCATCTGTATTCTACCAGCCATTACTACTATATTCACCTAAAATTTTAAACCGGCTAATCCACTCTCAAATCTGAGGATATTGTAATTTATGGCGTACACCCGCGTGTTATTGTAGTCTGTTGTAGTTAATGGATCAATCTCAATTGTAAACAGTTTGTGAGATATACGACTCATATTCACCTGCCCCGTTGGATAGTACATCTCGGGTTGTAAGGAGAAGGAATACATACCAAATTTGGAACTAGTAGAAGCTTGTGGAGCGTTTATGTGATGTTTGAAAGGTTGTTCATAGGTCAGGAACAGATTGTTTCTATTGAAGACAACCTCATTGTTAAACCGAAGTTCAGCATTCGTAATTGTATTATACTGATTTGGATAGTTATTTTGAACTGAATCCTCTGACTGTGATACAAATAGGAGTTCCTTTACGGGGTGTGAAAATTTCAACATCACAGACTTTTTGTTTTCACCGGGGTTCATTTTGAACTTGGCAATTTGAAGTTGTGTAATGACATAATCAATTGGTCTAGATACCAGGAATCCCTTTTCATCATCAGTGAGATACACAAACTCTGTATCAAGTGCAAACTTCTTTATAGAAGCGTTAATCGTTTCTGGAGCACCAAAATGTATAAGTTCCCTTAGGGGTCTCGTTTTGATACGAATTTCTACGATTTGTTTTCTGAGGGCACACGTCGGTATAGATAGGCTAGGGTTCCTATAGAAATAGAATGGTAAGTCTAAAAAGTAAGAGTATTCACCCGTATATGAAAGTGTATTACCATGTCCATTTAAGAAGTACAGAGTCTGTTCAATATCGTCATTGGTACTATGAAGCTGCTGATACATGTAAATGTACTCCCCTGTAATCTTTTGTACAACCTGACCACCAATAACCAATTCAGCGTAATCTATAAGATGTGATATTATAGATTTAGTCCATACGTTGGCACTGGGAATTGGATTTGTGAGAGTAACCTTAAGGTTAAAGTTCTTAATAAGATCTCCTTTGTCATTAGGAACCCTGCATGTGAGAAGACTACCGAAATCAATCTTTCCATCAAACTGGCTCTCTACATAGTCGAACGAAAACTTCGTATGTCTCTTGAAATTCATCAGGAAATATGAAAACTGTGGTTCACCGGTCAACCACTGATCTTGGATTCCTGATGTAGCGAGTCTTAATCGACCAGCCATTCCTACTGTATATGAGTAAAATTTTGGTAAATAAAACGGAACGCTATACTAGAATGAATCTTCAGTTGAGGAAATTCAAACCTGAGACAATCAGTGATGATCGGGTTTGTGTATTCATAGGAAAGCGTAATACAGGTAAATCAACCCTAGTTAAGGACATTATGTATCATAAGAAACATTTACCAGCGGGGATAGTGCTTTCTGGGACAGAAGAGGGAAATCACTTTTATTCCGAATTCATTCCTGACCTATTCGTTTATGGTGATTACGACAGAGAGGCTATAGAGAGGGTTATGGCTAGACAGAGAAAGTTGGTGGGTGGGGGAAAAACGAATTGTGGAGCTTTCATGCTTTTGGATGACTGTATGTATGACTCCAAGTTTCTAAAGGACACATGTATTAGGCAATGTTTTATGAATGGTCGTCACTGGAAAATCTTCTTCATGCTAACGATGCAGTATGTAATGGACTTACCACCGGCACTTAGAGCCAACGTGGATTACGTGTTCATTCTCAGGGAGAATATCATTCAGAACCGAGAGAAGTTGTACAAATCCTTTTTTGGTATCTTTCCCTCGTTTGACATGTTCTGTAAGGTGATGGATGCCTGTACAGAAAATTACGAATGCCTCGTGTTAGACAATACTGTAAAGTCTAACAAGATTCAGGATTGTGTATTTTGGTACAAGGCAACTCTTCGGAAAAATTTCAGGGTTGGTAGCCCTCAACTTTGGAATATGCATAAAAAGATGTACAATCCAAAGCATATAAATCAAATGGAACAGGACGCCAAAAAGACGACGAAGAAAACCAAGCTCACAATCACGAAAAAGAAATAGGCGCGTCACTTAACACTTCAAGAAAACATACGATTATAATAACATGTCTTCCGAACATGTGTACACTATGAATCTCTTCGACGATGGTGAAGGTATGGTACCATTACAGACCCAAGATAAACCTTCTACAGCGTTTAAACAAGAGGAAAAAAATATGGGTACAAATAAAGACACGATGGACTCTACACCCATTAATGACATTATGATGGAACCACCCGCGATGACCGAGGATCCCAGGGTACAAGGTGTTATGCCCCAAATGGTCGCTGCTCAACCTCAAGCTGCTTATCCCTCCCCCTCCCAAAAAACTAAGGAGGAGGCGCCCGAAAGCAAAAACCCTCTCAATCTCACCGATGATCAGCTCACTTCTCTCGTTGTAGCTGTTTGCACTGCTATTGCTGTTAGCAAGCCCATCCAAGATCGTCTTGCGACCTCTATCCCCAAGTTCCTTAACGAACAAGGGGGTAGAAGTATGATTGGTTTAGCGACTACTGGAGGAGTAGCCGCTCTCATCTTCTTCTTTGCGAAGAGCTACATTATCAAGGCTTAAGCCTGCATCATGTTGTTATAGATAGAGTTATCTATACCACTGAAGTACGTAAGTAAAGCACCGCCAATGAAAGCGCCAGCTAAAACACCGTTCAACTCCAAATGCTTCCTTCTATCACTCTTATGAAAATTCTTGACAGTATCCTTGGAGCGCTTCCACCATTCGTTAATAGCGAAGGTGATGATGAGCGCGAAAAGGGTCGCCATAGCAAAGAAAGAGCGATCGACTGCGAGACGGGGAATATCACCAACAATGGCACGAGCGGCGTTGGGAATAACAACGGTTAAGAAGATTAGGTTTGCGTAGTAGTTATCAGTGTGCTTAGGAACTTGTGTAACCGCGTAGAACACAATCCACGAAAAAATCGCTGCTAACATATCATTAACAGGAGTTTGCATTTATCTTATTACGAGATTTTATTTATCCTGAATGTATTGACCGCAGAATTTGGTCTTGTCTGGTAATCTAGTGTAAATTCCTATAGATTCACATATCCCTCTCAACTCCGTGAAGTTGTTCCAAAAGTTTTCAGAATGTGTCCACTCGGGCACCGTACTGTGCGAAAGCTCGTGAATCAACACATGCATAATCTCATTCACTTCACCATCTATACATATGGTTATGTCCGCTCCTTTGTTGACATTGTAACCCACCGTACCCGACATCTTCCTCAGTGCTGTCAAGGGGATTGGGTCTATCAACATAGCGAATTTCTCATTGTTCGTTTTCTCAATATGTTCTCTGAGAATTTTGTACCTCTTTTTCACTTCTGTGAAATTCTCTGGTTCACGTATCATGAAAAGTATGATCAGGTTGATGACGATCAATACTAAAAAGGGTATCATCTAGTATAGGCAAAGATAAATTTACTGTACAACTCTGAGATTGGGTTACCTCGAAGACCCTCCCAAAGTTGTAATTTGAAACCAAGCTCCTCTAGATGTGTAACCAATAGGTCTTTATACCCAACCGGTTCTGACTTGGGTCCCTCTGCATAGTAGGGGGTATCCGTGAGGTGTACAAACAACTTCTCACCAAATCCACCATTCCCGTGATCTTTGAGTTTGAAGAAGTTTCCCATGTCATCCTGGAGTGGTGTTTTGAATATGATCTTTTCTGAATCTGGGATGATACCAATCAAAAGTCCGCCTGGTTTTACGCGTTTTCGGATTTCGTGGATGGAACTGAAGAAGAGATCCTTAGTCTTGAAGATGTAGTGTAACGAGAAGTTGAAACAGACAACGTCAAATTTTCGCTTTGGACAGTTGTGTATGTCACCCTCGTAAAAATTCACCCGCATATGCATATTTTTTGCCCTAGACTTGGCTTCAACGAGAGCCGTGGGTTCCGGGTCACACATATTGATATTGGCACCACACTTGTGCCATTTTTGAAGATCTCCACCAAACCCACACCCAACATCAAGAATATGCTGACTACTCTTTGTCACACTCTGGATAAGCTCTCTCTTGGCGTCGTTGTGATTTTTACGAATCTCTTCCATAATTCATGATAGTTTCATATCTTTAATTCTCTACTTAGGGCTTAAAGTTTACAAACGTTCAAAAGCTATAATGTCTCTTGAACAAGATTATACGACCGTACCCGGTCAGGTTTTCGCTTGCCTTTCTATTGTTGGTCCCGAATGCCCTCAGAAGAATGACAAGTTTGGTATCAAGATCCGAGGAACTTTCGCGAACCGCGATGAAGCTGCGAACCACGCCAAGCGTCTGCAGAAGGAGGATCCCACGTTTGACATCTACGTCGTTGACATGTACAAGTGGCTCCTTATCCCTCCCGACTCTTCTAAGATTGAGGATGTTCACTATACCAATGATAAACTTGAGGAGATCATGACTGGTTACAAGGAGAATCAGGCTCAGGCTGCTCGTATGTTTAACGAACGTAAACAGGGTATGATTGACAAGAGTGGCTTTGCCCCTGGTGATGACAACTCCACCTTTTACACGAAACCCGATGAGGCTCCCATCTCTCATCCAGCTGAGGTTCTAGAGCGTCTCAAGAAGGAGAAGCCTGACGCTAACATGGAGGATCTCGTCAAGGAGGCTGATGAGATTGTTAACCAAGAGATGAAGGATCGTCAGAAGCAGCGCGAGGAAGCTGCTAAGGCTTCTGAGATGAGTGAGATTAAGGAGGAGGAGGAGGCTTCCACTGAGGCCAAGATCGAAGAAACTAAGGATGAAGGCGAACCCGAGGTTTCTTCCAAGTAAATAATTTTCATAACTAATACTAAATGATTAGTACAATCGTAACAATCATTCTCGTCAGTGCTTTCTTTATTTTGTTTTTTGAGGGGATGACCCCAGAAAACAAAAAGGAGAAGAAAAAGGTTAAGGAACCTGAAGCCAGTACTACTGCTGGTTTTATTAAGGATACGTACAGGGATCCTTTTATTAATCATTTCATACCTCCAAAAGTTGGTAATATAGGAAAGTTTGTTCCATTCTCAAGTGTACCTGAGGATAACTGGCTGCATGGTTTTCCCCATAAAAAATCCAAGTAAAAATACAGCAAATGCTATGATCCAAGTTGATTTATCAACATTCTTGAATAAATCAAAAGATTCCTGACCTTGATAAGGTGGTGGGGGTTGTGGATATTCAGACGGATGAAAGTAATACTCCTCAGAGTGTTTCTCATTACTTTCATCTTTCTCCTCTGGAACTTCTTGAAGAACGGGGTTATATTCAATGGGGTTACCAATATCAGTTTCCATTTTCTAATATATAAACGGTTTTTTTTAAGCACTTTCTTCCTCACTTTCACTTTCATCATCTACCACAAAGTCTTTGAGATTACCATTTTCGTCTGCGTCTTCCTCATATTCCTCTTCACTGTCTTCATCGTATAATTCATCATCTGTGTCCAATTCGGAATCTATGTCAGTATCATGTTCATCCGTACCATAATCATCTTCTAAAACACTTTCCGTGGGCTGGAATAGAGTAGGTTTCTTTATATGTCTTCCTGAACGGGTACGAGTAACTATAACCATTTACTAGTACTCCGTATTATTGTTTAAGTAGTTTTACGAGATTATTGTCAATAATCTGATGTGTTCTAGCCATATTCTTCTTGCCTTTACAAATCGGGCATTTTTGTGTTATTTTATTACCCTTGATGATATAAGACATCACATGATCCGTGTGCTCTCCCTTGATAGATTCACAATACATTGAGGTTGTGAGGGCTACGTATTCGGTTTTGTTTCTCTTGACACTTACAATTGTAGTGTCCAACTGGTTATCCATAAATTTCCGAACAAACCTCTGTAATAGGGGTCTTATCTCCGTCTGTTTAGGTTGAGGTTTTTCAACGAATTTCTTGATTTCTGGGCAATTTTGGATTTCCTCTTTTTTGGGATACAACTTATTGATTATGGAACTTGGTAATTCATGACGACGACCACAGAAATCTTTACAGAAACCATCCTTCCTCCCCCTGAGTGTTTCACAACGACAGAAACATTTCTGTATAATGAGTTTACCACTGATTATGAACCACACATGGTTTGAGTTATGCTCTCTTCTCAGATTTTCACAATAGTTTGAATTCGTTGCGGCTAGGAATGTATTTTTGTGTTTGAAAAGTTTAGTAATGTAAGCAGTAGATTGTCCCTCTAGATTCTTCTGAACAAAAGACTGTATCATGTATTTGAGTTCTTCATCCTGAAGTTCATCTTTAATTTCATCTTCAGTAAATGCACCCTCCCTCATAGGGACGGAAGGTGGTTTAACAAATGTAGTTTGCGGGACATCTGTACGAACCGCAGACATCTTTAGGAGTTTGACATCTGGTTTTGGTGGTACACGAATAATTGTACTGAAAGGCTCTGGTGTGTACATGAAAACTGGGAGATAGGCCAATTGGTTCACTTTACCATTTTCACAACCAGAACACCCTCGTCCACCACATGCGTCGTGTTTAGCTTTCTTATATGACCATGGCATTCTAAAGCCACTTCCCTTTGTCCTTCTCTGAAGATCACCATACACAGATGAATCTATGATATCATTCCAGTCATATGAACTTTTAGCCTTGGATAGTGCCACGAGGACATGATCCCTCAAAGCAATCGCGGAACTTTGGTCTACAACGAAGTCTGGCCAGTTGAGATGTACACCGGTTTTAATCAGGTCACCAACAGTCTTTGGAGGTGATACAGATATGAGACAATTCTTACCACCGTGACGTTTCACCTTGTCACATATGATTTTACAAATAGACTTGATCTCCTCAATGGAGAGTGACTCGTGATCCTTGTAATCAATGTCTATGAAGAAGTTATAGGTTGGAGTCTTTTGTTCCACGACGAATAACTTTTCATTCGTACCGATAGCTTCTATGTACTTTTCATAGAATTCGTTCAATCTATCAAATGGCACAGAGAGTTTTCCTCCGTCCATGAGCACATGTGATAGATTGGATGCATTATCAAATTTTTGAGACGCACACCAATTCTTAAACATATCCATTTATTGGTCGTCATCTCTAAACCACTTCATAAATGAAACATCTTGGTATACTTTTTTTTCTGCTAAATCCTTCTTTATAACTAGAAGTTCATACACAGTTTTATCCTTGTTATCTTCTTTCCACTGAACAATTTCATCTTCACACATTCCCCTATTCTTATCGAGTAACTCTCCGATCTGGTGTAAGATGAAAGCCTTGGACTTCATTATTTTATAGAGAAGGTTTTTCTATTGTGAGAACTTATGCAAGAGTAGAACTCTGGATTTTTAATCACATTGTCCACTATCAATTTCCAACGTTTACGTGAATTGTATTCTTCTAGAGTATCAAAACTCATAAAGTCATTCTCGTCATACGTTTTCTTATACGGTTGGTGGAGTGCCTTCTTTACTGATGTTTTTTGCTTTTCTTCATAGAATCTTCGTACGAATTCATTTTGCTGAGACCTGGTGTAGTTGACAAAGAATATAAAGACGTTATATTCTAAATCAACCGTGGGACTCTCTTTATGTACAAACTTAAACTCGGTATACTGTCCATTTTTTAGTGATATAACCCCTCTAGTCTCTTCTTCCAGTTCTCTAAGAGCACAACGAATCGGGTTGTAAATTTCTCGTCTTCTACATCCTCCTGTGACAAATATCCATTCCTTGAATCTCCAATCTCTCACAGTGAGGAATCTCGGTTTGCCGTCTACAAAGCTAACCGGTATTGCAATCGCCTTGTACTTTTTCATTGCTCATTCGCAAGTTATAATATGCGGATATGTTTATTCAATCAATTTTTCCTCTTCTGGGGTCATTTCCGACAAATTGTCATCCGCGTCCCCATCCCCATCTATGGAATTAAGCTTTTCCATGACATCCTCTGAGAAATCTCGAAGCTCATAGAGTTCTTCACGAGTCTTATGAAGCTCGCGAAGTAGGAAAATAACACCTACAACACATACTGCTGTGGCGATCATCATAACATTTTCGTGATTAAGGGGGATCATATACTTGTCTATCCCTTTTTCTTTTTAAGTAATTACACCCATCTTAGTCCTACCTTGGGGTGAACATTCATATGGTGTCTGAGCGAATTGGACGGCTTCGTAATGCGCATTTTCACAAGATTTACTGGTCGACGGTGTCTTGGGTTGACCGATAAACGTTTCGAGTGTCCTGGATTTAGGATCGTACGTCAATACAAAAACGATGGCGAGTAGGAAAATAAGGTCCCACATTTACTATTTAGTTAGAATATAAAAGGCCTCCCATACCATTCTCTATACGGAGCACATTGTAATTTACGGCATAAATATCCTTGCCGACCGCCCGTGTATCATTCACAATACGAGCCGAGTCAAGTCGGGAAAAGTTGAGGGTACCAGTGGGCTGCAGCTTACCAGTCTCGAGGCAGAAAGGGTAAGTGAAGAGCTTATCACCGGGGGTAGAGTTACCGTGGGAGGTGTGGTAATAGAGAGGGACCGAGGTGTAGTTAGGGTTCGCGAATTTGAAGTCGGAAACATCGGTACCGTTAATTTGAAGCTTGAGCTTGTTATCATCGTTGAGGATCGCGAGAGCAGAGCTGTCCGCCGAGGCAAGGTACTTGACTGGGTGGTTGAAATTGAGCTCTTGGATCTTGGAGCCCGAAGAGATCGCCTTCTGAGTTTGGGTGATCAGCATATTTTGGGGCTGGGAAGCGAAGACTTCGCG